CTCGGTATGACGCTGTCGATGCTGTGCATGATCCGGTGCATGGTTCCTATGTAATTATGGCTGAGCGTGATACCGGCATGACCGAGGCTTTTGCTACTCGTGAGCTAGGTTATGCTTCTCCCTCACCGTTTACCTCTTGGGTTCGGGATGAGCGTGTTCCGGAGCTAATGGATAAGCGGGGCCTACGCACATATTATGACATGAAGCGTGCTGATGGTACGGTTCGTGGAGCACTTAGACTTATTAAAACTCCGGTGCTGGCAGCTCGTTGGTTCATTGAGCCAGCTTCTGAGTCGGCTATTGATAAAAATATTGCAGAATTTGTCGAAGATAACCTATTCAACGGGCTAACGGTACCTTGGTCGAGAATTGTTGAAGATGCTCTACTCATGTGTGAGTATGGCTTTTTCCCGTTTGAATACGTGTTTGGTCGTAACCCAAAGTATCCTGGTAAGATTTCCCTGACGAAACTGGCACCCCGGCATCCAATGGATGTGCAAGAGTGGGTATGGGACATGCAGGGTGGTATTACTGGTATTATTATGGAATACGCGCCGAACCAGCTTTCGAACTATCCCGTACCTGAACAAGCTATTTACACTAATCCCGGAGTGGATTTTCAAGGTATTACTTACGAAGAAGGTCCAGTCTTTATTCCAATTGAAAAACTAATGGTGTTCGTGCTTGAGCAAGAAGCTGGCGATTTGAGGGGTATCTCCATTCTTCGCTCGGCCTACAAGCACTATTACTACAAAGACACTCTCTACAAAATCGATGCTATTCAAAAAGAGCGGCATGGTATCGGCGTTCCTATCATTAAACTGCCAGTAGGTTTTTCCAAAGCTGATCGAGACCTAGCCGATAATCTCGGACGTAACTTGCGGACCAACGAGCGTGCACACATTGTTGTCCCATCTAATTGGGAAATTATGTTCGCCAAGCTTGAAGGTCAGCCGGTTGACTGTCTCTCGTCTATCGATCACCACGACAAAAAGATTATGTCTAACATTCTTGCTTCCTTTATGGATAATCCGCGTACTGGTGCAGCTACCGAGCCTTTCGATTTGTTCTACAAATCGGCACGGTACATTGCCAATACCCTGGCGGATACCTTCAATCACTTTCTAATTCCTAAACTTGTAGACTTTAACTTTTCTCGTGGTGGATATCCAAAGCTTCGGGTTCGTCGGATTGGTGAATGGGACGATATTCGTACCATGTCGTTTGCTTTCCGCAACTTTGTTGGAGCAAACGCCATTATTCCTGACGATAGGCTAGAAAAGTTCCTTCGTACTGAACTTGACTTGCCGGCGGCCGATGAAAATACGCAGCGAATTCCTCCACAAATGCAGCCTGACCAGGCACCTCCTAGCAGTGATCCAAATTCCCAGCCTAATTCCAGCCCCGGCGCGGACACCAACCAGCCTCACCCTCCGCAACCGCCGAAGGTGGGAATGCCTCGGCAGGCACCTAAGGCAAATACAAATCCTCCAAGACTTAATTCAGGCAGAGATTCGAGCGGTGGCTAGGAATGAAAGACAATATTGTTTCTGTGCGACTTGAAAATAAGGATTACGACCTTTTGCAAGAACTTGCACGAGTGCAAGGTATTAGTGTGTCTGACGTAATTCGTTACGCTATTCGGACAAATCTCTATACCACATGTGCTCCGCATTTGCCCACAACTAGCAACGATTCTATCGTTCACATTAACTTTGAAACAGCGCTTGTTTAACCACCGCTACTCTACACTGTCCGAATTGGTGGCTGTACTACTACGTAAACACAATCTTAGCGAAAATCTTTTGTAGACTTTGCCATGTTTACAGTGTCAGGAGCTTTGACAGATCTTGGGTATGGGGAGCGTGCTTGCGCTCCCCCACCAGAACAGCTACACTGATCGCCAAAAAGCTTCTGCCACTCGAAAGGGGGTAGGTAAACAGTGGACAATGAGCTGGTTTATTTGGTCGATCTTTCTAAGATCGAGTTTTCTGAGCAGGATGGCAAGAAAGCTAGCTGGATTCAGGCACTTGCCCCTGGGGAGTACCAACACCCAATTTATGGCAAACTTCAGATTACTGCCGACAAGATTAAGAATCTTGCCGAGAGTGTGAAATCTAAGGTTCGGGGAATTGATCCAAGTATCAATTACTCGCACCAAGGTGATGGTGAAGCAGCCGGTTGGGTTAAAGACGCAGAAAATCGACCAGACGGGCTTTGGGTATTCGTTGAGTGGACAACTGATGCGGCTCGCAAGATTGCGGAAAAGTCGTTTCGGTACTTCTCGGCGGAATTCCACGACAAGTGGAAAGATGCTTCCGGTGCAGAACACACTGATGTTCTCTTCGGTGGCGCACTGACCAACCGTCCATACATGAAGAACCTAATTCCGGTTAACCTATCGGAATCTACGGTTTCTGTTGCTTACGAGCTTGTTGAGGCAATCAACAACGCTAAGGCAAATGCGAATAAGGGGAAGGAGGTTCAGGTGGATCTTGCTGAGTTGGTAAAGACTCTAGGTCTTCCGGCTGGTACGTCAGAGGCAGACGCTCTTAAGAAGCTTTCTGAGATTGTACCCTCCGGCGACGACAAGTCTAAGTTCCCGAAGGTTCCTGCTACTCCTGGTCCGTCGGCTGAGTTGGTTGCACTCGCGGAGGAAAACCCGCTTGTTGCTGGTCTGCTAACACAGCTAACCGAGCAGGATACAGCACTAAAGGCTTTCCGGGAGAATCTGCTAGAAAGCGCCATTGCCAAGCAGCTTGCTGAGTTTGACCAGTCTAAGATTGTTCTTACTCCGCGCGCCAAGGACATGGTGCACGATCTTCTAGTAGACATGCCGGTTGAGCTGCACGAGCGGTTCTGGGATATTCTAAGCTCCATGCGCAAGTCTAGCGGCCTTATGGTCGAACTAGGTGAGCGTGCCGGTGCATCGGTTCAGTATGGCAAGTCTAAGGACCACGCTACACTGTTCATGGACACAGCAACCCAGCTTTCCGTGTCTAAGAAGATTACTCTTTCTGAGGCAATGGAGCAGGTTGCTAAGGACCAGCCGGCGCTTTACGCAGGTTACCGCAACCAGTCTTACGTGGGGGCGACTGAGTAATGGCTGACTTCGTACTAACTAAGAGCTGGCCGGCTCTCTCCACCTACAACTCGTCAAACTCGGCTGGTGTTACACCTTTCCGGTTTGTCAAGCTGTCGGTGTCGTCCAGCACGACTTACATTGACCTTGCGACTTCTGCTACAGGTATCGGCGTTATCGGCGTTGTGCAGGACGCGCTAGACCGTACAAAGGTTGCTACCGGCAAGGCTGGTGCAGCAGTTGCGGTTCTTGGGCAAACCTACGTTTATGCCGGTGCTACTCCTGGTGCAATTGCTGTGGGTTCTCGGGTAACCGTCGGTTCTGACGGTGGTGCCATTCTTGCCGCTACAGGTAACTTCGTAGTCGGTATCTGCACAGCTATGTCGGTTCCCGGCGGTACTGTTGCGGCTGGTGACCTAATCACCGTTTTGCTGGTTCCGGGCTACATCGCAGCCCCGTAATCTTAGAAGGGAGGAAAGATGGCGGTTTACTCTCCGTCCGGTTCAGGTAACGTACATATTGATAAAGCACTTACCAATATTTCCGTTGGCTGGCCGAATGGCGCACTTGCTGGAAATGCTTTGTTCCCAACCGTTACGGTGGCAAAGCAGTCTGACAAGTACTACGTTTTTGGTCGTGAGAACTGGCTTCCGGAGTCGGACTACCGTGCTCCCGGTGCGGAGGCTAATGAGGTTTTCGGTGCTCAGCTTTCTACTGACACCTACTACGCTCAGGAGCACGCACTACAGATTCCGGTGACTGACGAGGAACGGCAGAACGCCGATTCTCCAATGGCACCAGACCGGGATGGTACCGGCATTATCACAAGCAAGATTATGCTTGGCCGTGAGCGGCTAATCCAGACTCTTGCTACTACCACGGCGAACTACGCTACTGGTCTAAGCACTACGCTTTCCGGTACATCGCAGTGGAATGACTACGCTAACTCGGACCCTATCTCGGACCTGCGCGCTGGCAAGCTTGCCGTTAATGCGCGCATCTTCCTAGACCCGAACACAGCTATCATTCCTTACCAGGTTATGACTAAGCTGGAAGACCACCCGGACTTTCTAGAGCGTATCAAGTACTCTGAGCGGGCCATTTTCTCGCCTGAGCTACTTGCTTCGATTCTAGGTTTCGACCGGGTTATCGTTCCTGGTGTTGGTATCAACTCCGCGAATGCTGGTCAGCCGGCTTCTCTCGGTTACCTCTGGGGCAAGGATGTTGTTCTGGCATACGTGCCTGGCACTCCTGGTCTGAAGGT